CTCGTCAGATGCCGGGTCAGGTTCGAGCTTCCGAAGAGGATGACACTTTCGGAAAGGAAGAGCCGGAGAGTGATGATAAGACTGCTCAGGCAGAGAACTTCGGAGGGAAGCAAGCACCTCCGTTCGGTGGCGAAGAGGAGGAAACTCCAGAGGACAAAGCTGCCAATCGTCGTCAGGCTGCAAGGGATGGTAATCTCCCAGTCAACCCAGGTGCTGTAGGCTCACCTGAGCCTTCGATTAGAGGGGATGAGGGTCGTATGTCGATCCGAGCCGCTCTTGGAAGCACGAAGGGTGCACAGTTTCATCGAGCAGTCTCCCAGCGACTGTCTCGATGACTATTCAAACTCAGAAAGGAGGTGATAGGTTATGAGTACTCTCAATCCGTATGATCCCACGCTCAAGGCGTTTCAGTCGGACATCTTCCCCGTCGGCATTGATCTTCGTCGTTCGCAGATCAATACCAACCTCGGGGTCTATGTCGCCGATCCAGGCAGCTCCTTCATCGCAGGCCAAGTGCTTGCGCAGGAGTCCAATGGGTGGTTCAACGTCTGTGACGGCCTTGGCTCCGCACCGATCAACTCTCCATTTGGTTTCGCCAAGTGGAACAAGACCAGTGCTCTGGTTTCCGACGTAGTCGATGAGGCACAGGTTCTGACTGGTGTAGTTGCAACCAATCTGAATCACAGCAATCTCTTCGGCTCACCAGGACCAGGTTTCGTTCGTGTTTCGAACGAGCCAACTGGTACGGCAGGTGCAGTTACGTATACTGAAGGCGGTGGTTCCGATTACACCGTCAACTATACGAACGGCACTATCGTCCGTACCGCTGGTAGCACGATTCCGTCGGGGTCCACAGTGTACATTACGTACCAGTGGAATGTCCCAACTGCAGATCTGGATTTCCAGGGGCGCAACTTCTGGAACTTCCTGGACGAGGTAACCCAAGCCCAGGGACGTATTGCAATCATCACGAACTGGACACTTCTGTTCACGTGCGTGTATGATCCGCAACAGACCTACGCAAATGGGCAGATCCTGTACGTAGGTGACGCTGCCTCCGGCAAGGCAGGCATTCTGACCAACCAGGTTGGTGCCGGCCGTCCACCGTTCGCGAAGGTTTTCCAGCTACCGTCGGCCGATGACCCATTCCTGGGCATCGTTTCGCCGGGGTCATCGCTACTCTAGGAGACAGAAATGGCACATCCCAACAACCCGTACGTTCGTCGGGCTGCGGGTGCGGCACCTGCTCCTCAGGGTCGCATGCCACAGCTCCCAACCTTCAACCCAGGTGGGCGACAGGCCCCTCAACGTCCAGACCCGAGAACTGCTTCGCGGCAGGCTCCCACTGCACAACCGCGCGCACGCGTCTCTCCTCAGGGAGAGCAGCACGCCGGCGAACAGGGCGAGTTCAATCCGCGTGGCTTCGGTGGATGGCGTTCGTCGGTCCAGGCTGCTTTGGGCTCCGGTCAGCGCATGTTCGACAAGTCTGGGCAGATCAATGCGCAAGACAACCGGGACGCTCTCACGCAAATCGCACACCTTCTGCAGAACGTGACGAAGACCGCCGGAGCGCGGGAATTCTTCAAGACTGCAGAATCACAGATGGACAAGCAGGCACGCATGCAGGTTCTTGCTGCGGCGATGCAGGACCCAACTGGCGAAGGCTTTGCCATCGTCGGCCAGGAACTGCTTCTCCCCATCAAGGACATTGTTGACTACGAAGGCTGGGCCCGCAAGGTCTACCGCACCAGGCCACTCGCACAGGGCGAACTCTTCCGCATCGCGAAAGACGTCCGTGCATCGGCTTGGGTCGTTGGACAAGATGGTCAGTCTCTCGAGTCACGCCTCTACGGCAAGTATATCCAACCGAGTGAGTTCAAGGTCACCTCGTTTCCGACTGTGGATATCGAGGAGATCTATCAGATGAACTACGATGTTCTGGATCGCGCCCAGGACACCGCTCGGCAGGAAATCGAGCTGAATGAGGACAAGCGTGGTCTTGCACTTCTCGATCGTGCTGCTTACACAGTGAACAGCGTTACACTGTTCGCCACACTCGGAATCGCGGCGTTTGAAGACGTCCGCTTCCAGGTGGAGCAGCATCGCCTGATCGTGGAGAAGTTCCTTATCGCCCGTGCCGAGCTGTCCGACATCGTCAAGACGATGTCTACGGCTGTCGACCCGGTCACCGAGAGGGAGTTGATCCTCGCAGGATACATCGGGAACGTCCTGAACGCGCAGATCATCACGACCGCAGGCACGGGAGTCGAGGAAGTCGTCGTCGCAGGATCGTTCTATGCGGTGACGGGTTCCGAGTATCTCGGCGAGATGGGAATCCGCATCGAACTCTTCTCCGAGCCCTTCAACAAGTACGCGCAAGCGGAGCTTGTCAAGGGTTGGGCTTTTGGTGAATTGATTGGTTTCGGTATTCCGAACGCCAGATCAGTCGCCAAGGGACAGAAGTAAAAGAGCGCTCTGGAAAGGGTTGGGCCTCTGGTTGAGACTTTAGTTGAGAAATCAACTAGATTCAACATACTAGAGGTCTAGCCCTAACCGGAGTTGTTTGATGCCGTGGCCCAAAGGTAAACCGTATCCTGAGTCTGCGAAAGCTAAGATTCGAACTAGTCTCTCAGGTCAACCAAAGACCGAAGAGCACAACAAACGGAACAGCGAAGGTCAAAAG